GTGCAAGTGAAGTTGCTTGAAAAGTACTTGGGAGATCAAGTTAGTCTTGGTTCTGCTTCTTTGAAGAAGGCGTTCGAGCGTGCTACGGCCCCCAGCAAGGGCCAAGCCTCCCGTCAGGAGATCGAGGAGTTTCATGATTTTCGTACGGACGGAATAGATGTTCTAGATGTTGAGTCTGGCTTTGTCGTGTCGGCTGATACCGATAGCAAAGTCACTTTTCAAGGTCCAGTCAAGCCCGATCTAGGTCGTTGTTCGTCAACGAGCGGGAAGACGGTCCACGAATCCAACATTCAGATTCTACAGTCCAATAGGTGTGCGCAAGAAGCGAATGGTCTCAAGTGTAAGATTAAGGGGTGTCCTAGGACACATGCCAACCAAGGAGAAATCCGGACGGAGGCTTTAGTTCACCCTGAACATCGTGAGATCGATCCGGCGTGCTTCTATACGATTCATCTGATGCAACGCGGTGAAATGACAAAGGTAGGATCTGCCTCGGCTACCTCGTACGGATTCTTGACGGCACGTCATGTGCTGTTTGGAACTGACGATTCTCCTCATGTTCCTTTGGAGACCGTCGAAGTGCGAGATTGGCAGGGGCGTGTGGCCCATATCAACCCCCTCACTGTACACTGCCCGCGAGCAGGGCAGTTGTCGCCTGGTCAAATGTACGACTTTTGTAAGTTTCGTACGGACGATGTAGAGTTCAATTTGGCTGCAAACAAGGTGCGCGTTCCTATGCGTAACCTTAAGTCACAGTCAGATCAAACTATAGTCCGTATGCTGAGGTCGCCCAGGGACAATCTGCGAGGGTCGACAGTTCCTGTGGTGGAAGCTGGTTTGATCACCTCGATCGACCGTGCGACCGCTATGGTTATGTCTACTCTCAACACGCTCCCGTCTGATTCCAGCGCCCCTGTGTTTAATATTGACGGTCATCAGATCGGAATTCATCACGGGGCAGTTGTCGGTAAAGGCGTGAACGTGTTCCTGTTGTTGTACCCCACATCTGCCGTTCCCTGGTTCTGTCAGTCAGAGCCGGGTTTTCAATAACCCCTGTGTACCATGATCTTGAAGACGTGTACGACACTGCGTTTGTAATCAGACGCGTCACGTCCGGTATACAGGGGGATTATCAACCTCCAGTGAATGTGGAGTTGATGGAGCTTGTCCAAGGTAGGCCTGATGAGGAGTTGAAGATACCCTTTGGCTACGCGCCTGCGGTTTTTTCGCGGCAGTTGCTAGAGAATGACTTCAAGAAGAACCTCCAGTCTTACGAGTGGGCTCCTGATGAACGTGCGTGGGGGATCACTAAAGAGGCTTTCCGGTTGTTGATGCGTAGCTACTTGTTTGGAGGTCTCCAGTCTTTTGAGTGGGCCTCCAATCATGCTGATAAGACTACGTCACCCGGGTACCCGTTGAATTTGAAATACAAGGATAAAGGTTCTGCCTTAATTGGTGAGGACGCCTTGCTTCGAGAGATTGTCACGCAGATTTTTGAGCGTGGCTCTTTCGATGTTCAGTTCGAGTATAAGCCAGGAAAATTCATGCGGTGGAACCATGTGTATTACCAAGTTTCTCCGAAAGGGGAATTGCGGACCGTGGATAAACTGCTGTCTGAAGATTTGTCGAAGCGTAAGACTCGTACTTTCATGTGTGGTGACCTTGTGCTTTATTTGGTCACTGTTATGTGTTATGGCGAGCAGCACGACATGTTCCTGAGCATGGCCTCTGGTGCGGAGTGGAGTGCAGTGGGGATGACCCCGTGGTACGGTGGCTGGAACAGAATGGCAG